GGCATCTTACCTTTCACGGTTTCACCAACCTCAAAGGTTCCACTGGTCATTGTGATTTCCACCAGTTTTGGCATCACCTGCTTATTGACATCAGAACCGTCAAAGAAGGCATATACCCTTGTGAAGGGTTTCATACTTCTGGATGTGAACTCAATATTACGAGCTCTCATAAAGTGGATAACTCTACGTTTGACAACTCTTTCACCAAATGATCCGGTATCAATTTCCTCCGTCACGGTACGTTGTGTACCCCTTCTCTGTTGATTCAAAGTAACACCAACAGTTGCCGTGGTGGTGGTTGTAGTTGTAGTAGTTTCTTCTTCTACTGTAAAACCCCCAGGTACTTCCGCTCTGTCAGTGATTCCTGTGAATTCAACAAATTCCTCCATACTTCCGCTTCTACTCGACACGTTAGGAGTTGAGCTCGTACTGGAGTCCAGATCGACGGAAACATCCACACCAGTGGTTTCCCATGATTGCCAAATAACTGGTGAAACACCGGACCTCTTTCCTTCAGCATCTGTCTCGACTTCAGCCTTCATGGCCTCAGCAACACCCAGGAAGGATCCTTCCATTTCAACATTTCTATCCTCCTGTTTTGTCACTTCAATCCAAACATCAACAGTTGGGTCGAATGTGATATGACCATTGTAGTATCTAACAAGGAAAGGAGTAACACTCTCTGTACGAGTGGCGAATGGATTCCGTAACCAAGATCGCTCTGTGTAATCAAGAGTAATCATCTTGCCGGTTCTTCTCGTATTTTCACCAAGAATATTTGCAAATCGTGTGTCACCATTGGCGTCATCACCGATACCAGCCATGGTGTCATTACCAATCATCAGATTGAGAGCTGTTGTGTAGTGAGATGGCCTTAGGATCGAACCAGGTACATCAATACTATTCTTAGCACCAATGGTAAGATCCTGAGTGTCAAGGGTACTGAAGTTATCAACAAAGATACCGGACTTGAATCTGTTTAAACCATTGGAATCTGGAATGAAAGAATTTAGAGTTGTTGATTCGAGTTGGTTCAGGGCGGTGTAATATTCAAGATTTCTAATTCTCCGTTCCAATCTAGAGATATCGCTCATCTGATATCTCTTATGTTTAATAAACGTTACCCTAACGTTGTTTACATTGGGTGTATATGGTGGGAGATAAACATTAGCAATGTTCATCGAAGAAGAATCACCCTTGGGAGGGACTGGAACATCAGCAGGAACTCCTTTTTTGGTGGTAAATACTCCGTCCTTATCGATGTAGATTCTGTCAATTCTTCCCTGATAATAATCAAATGTCAGGGACATTGATTCATCAGATGCTAGAATGTCTCTAGAACTATGTTGTCCACCATTAAAGTCTCTACCAAAGAATTCAAATGGGGATCTAACACCATCACCAACAGTATAATTGCTGACCCTAGGTCTACCATCAACCATGTCAGTATTTCTGAAACTACTAACAGAGGATATATCTGTATCATAATTAAAATCATTATATGAACTACAAACTGTAATATCACCAGTATCAGCTGTCTGATACTCAGCACTCATGTAGTAAACTACCAGTTTACCAGTCGGAACAGAGGATCCCTGTCTTCTAATGATTCTGGCAAAATCATAGATTGATTTCTTTTGACCTGTTTGGAAAGTAAAATCCTTTGTAATATTTTTGCTTCCCTGTGAAATATTAGTAGCTACGGCACTCACTCCAGAATCCTGGAAGGTGATAACCTCACCTGGTTGGAGTGGTGTGGAATTTCTATAGATAAACTCAATGTTTGTATCTGTTGATCTAGTAACATACATTGCTCTAGAACCACTGATAGAACCAATGAATTCTTCACCAATGATCATATCATTTGTTGTGTTCGTTGGGCCATCCATCGAACCAAGTGTCATTGTTGGGGCAACAGGTGTATTTGAACCTGAACCCTGGAATATACCATAAAGCATGATGACATCGGGAACATTCAAACAAATTTCTTGGTCCTGAACCCTAGTGCCATATGGGAATGAACCATATGACAAACCATCATTAAGTGTCGTTGCCCCAATACCAGAACCCTCATTATTTGATTTTTCAATTGTGACAGTTTGAACTACCTTTTTGGTCTTAATTTTGGGTGTGATGGCCGATTTACGAAGTGTGGCCACTAGTTTGGCTGGACCATTGTTTGCCAAACCATTAATGGTGATTTGAGTGTTTCCTGCGGAGAATGTGAATCTGTCGGAGGACAGAACTTCCAAATCACCACCAACATCACTCAACAGGCTGTATCTTTCCTCATCAAATGGGAGGAATACCTCATTAGGTCCGGCATTTACAGCACCTGTAGAGTTATCAGCAATTTCAACATCAAATTGTCTTCTGATTACCAGTGATGACTTGGAAACGTCAACATTTGAGATATACTTATTTGGAAGAACAGAGAACAAGGAATGATTATCGGATATGTTACCACTATCTTTAGAACCGGTTTGAACCTTAGAACTAACAACCTCAAGGTCCGTTACCTGAACATCCGACTGGGGGACATCACCATCGATAAATCCTGTAACAGTTTGAACTCCAACAATCTCCATGGAGTTAGTATTTACAGTTACAATCTTACCCAGTGAGGGGAAGTCAAAACTTGGAATTGAGTATCTAACCAGGTTACCAACTGTCGCAATACCGGGGAAACTGAGACCTGGGGCAGTGATTGTTGAAATTCCTTGACCCTGACCAGTAATTGAGGCAATACCGATGACAGATGAGGATTGTGGAAGTAGATCAGCGGTAAATGTTGATCCAGAACCAACAATACCATAAACTGATTGAATATCACCAAGTTCAAAATGACGTGAATCAATAACTGTTCTTTGACCAGAATCCTCACCATTAAACTTCAATCTCTCACCAAGTGCGAAGGTTCCCTTAACCTCATAAGCTGTAAAGGCAATTCCGGCGGTTACTGGATATCTTAGGAATGCTGTAGCACCACTTGACTCACCCTCAATGAATGTGGGGATGGAAAGTGTGGTTTCCTCATTAACAGTAAAATCATTATGAGTCTGAACGTCAAAAAGGGTCAAATCCCATTGATTTAGGGGTAGTTGGGAGATTTCGTAAGACCCGGTTTCTAGGGCAAAGTCATAAACCCTAGCAACACCGATTTCCTTACCATATTCGTCTGTTCTACCAACACCAACCCTTTCACTCCTCAAACTAATGACATTTTCGGTGTCAAAACCGAGTGTTGGAGCTCCAGATACGTTATTTACCGTAAATGTTGGTCCAAAACCAAAATTGACCGATTGATTTTCGACAGTTTTGGTTGTTCGAGCCTTTTCGGCGTCCAAAAGGGTTGGACCAACAAATTCAATCGGATATCCTCTTACATATGCCTTACCAGGACTGACTTTATAAACAATCTTGTCTTTGGATGGTGTTTCACCACCTGTGGTGGTCTGATTTGCATTATAGATACCTCTATTTCCAATTCCGTTGTTTAAACTCTCCCTAACTGTGGTTACAAACTCTTTTACATAATAATGACCGGATTCATCGAATGTTCTCTTTGCTAATTCGTCTCCAAGAATGTTATAACCGGTTCCAGTCTGGACTTCTCTTAGAATACCGTTTTGAACTTCAGCAAGTTGGACAAAATTCTGATCATTGAAGTCATCATTGTCTTTTTTACCCAAAATTGCGGTAATTTGGAGTCTATCTGCTCCAGGTGCCGTAAAATTGGTGAAATTCTTCGCATTATCATTCAAAGATGGGTCAATATCCGAAGAAATCAAACTTTCGGTGATATTGAGACCAATTCTATAGTTTGGTTTGTTTGTATATTGATCAAGAATCAGAATTTGATCTTGAACATCGACAAAAGTCCCTCTCAGGAAGTAAACTCCATTACCTAGAGCGAAGGCTGATCCAACAGCATTGGAATTTTCAGTTAATGTCTTAGCAAAACCCTCACCAGAGGCGATAAATGTGGTCTCAAAGGTAATATTGCTTTCTGTAAGAATAATCTCGTTATCAGAGAAGGTCTGTGTTGTATTATCTACCTTACTTGACTGGAAATAATTGACATAAAGTGTAAAATTACCATTTTCTGACTCCTGGTCAGTGATAAAGGTAACAACCTCAGCTGTCACACCGGATGTTGCACCAACAATTCTCTTACCAAGCAACTGTCGGAGGTAAAGATCAACTGGAATACCAAGATATTCTGGTTCAATCTGAATCGCATAAAATTGAGGCAGATATGTCAACTGCCCAGGAATAACCTTTGCACCCTCCTTGAAGAAGTGAGTGCCCATGTCTTCAATTTGATTCTGAAGAATGGACTGGAGGTTGTTTAATTCCCTTGCCTGGACTGGATGCGCTGGCTTAAAGAGAACCTTATAATAGTTACTCTGCGGATCAAAGTCATCAAAGTAAGGAGCAACGTTGAGGTTAGTTTCCTGTGGCATGATTTCTTATTAGAATTGCAAGATGATCTTTACGTCTTCTTTCTGGGATGAAGACCTTGTAACCGAAGGTCTGTTATCAACGAAAATAGTATTTCCAGAATACTTCTTCACCTCTGGTTGTGCAACACCGTCAGTAAAGCTTTGACCCAAGTAATGTGTCCTATTATTTATTACGGTACTTACACCAGTAAGCACCGTGTCAATCCCGAGATTGACTGATCCACCTGTAATTGTAAAGGATCCTCCACTAAGAATATTAGATGTAAACTCGTGGGCCTTAACACCATAAATTGGATCAGAATCTAGAGTTCCATCACTATTAAATCCAGCTGTCGTTCTATCCTGCCAAACTTTGAGAACTCCTGTTGTTTGATCATAGGACACCACTCTACCAACGGCTGTCGAACCAAGTCCAACA